ATGAAAGCACCGTTTCGGTTCATCATCTCAGCACCTCCAGCTTCTCGAATTTCTCGCTTCATTGCAGCGATAATGTTCTTGACGTTAGAGATAGCAACAGTGATGTTTCCAGCACCGCCTCCGATTGTAGCGTTGTCAAAGTTAGTCCATTGTGCGTGTTCTAGGAGCATCATAGTCTCAACCTTTTCGTTGAGCATGACACCCATGTTGTCTGCAATCTCCATAAAGTCGGAGAATGTCTTTTGTGCAAGGTCTGCATCGTCAATATGCTGTGCAGAATAAACGTAATCTGAGATAGTTACTGTTTCGTCTGTAGTTGCTACTGCTGTTGAAGTGTAGCCTGTTCCACGTGTTCCTGTACCGACTGTTGAATCAGTAAGGTATGGGTTTCGTAGGATACCTGAGTTTGTGTACTTTACGTTAAGGATTTCTTTCCACACCATTGGTGCATCTAGTCGTTCTTGTAGTCGAGTCTCGTACTCTATTGTTGGGATAATCGCGATGTGTTTGTTAACAAGTCTTATATCTTCACTCTTGAATATGCTATATATTCAATTGTTAAAGAACTTCGACTGTCCTGATTAGTTATTAAGTAATCAGATGGCGTTTGGGTCTAGGAGTTGTAGAATTTGCCTTGACTATTTTCTTGCTTTAGCTTTGCGTTCACCACTTCTCGGCGCATGTCTGCTGGTACGTCCTCTATAGGTTTTGCTAACCAGTAGTCTACGCTTCCTGTAGCTACTCCACCTGAACGTTTGCCTGTTGGGACAGCGTCTTTAGTTTTTGTAGTTTCTCGGTGTTTCTCAAGCTTTGCTTTAAAATAGTCATTTTCCAATAAGGAATCTATGTCTGTTTCACCTGATGCTTTCATCTCGGCTTTTACAAAGTCAAATTCTGTTGATGCGATACCTGATGCTTTCAAGTATCCCTTTACGTCTAGTCCAAAGTCGTCTGATTTTTTTGGTTCTTTTTGGAGTTTGTTCTTGTTTCGTTCGAGAATAGCTTTGTTCTTTAAAGCTTCCGCTTTCCAATAGTCAACTCCTTGTTCTTCCTCTTGTTCTTGTTCTTGTTCGACTGCTACTTCTTCTGACATTATTTCAAGGTTGTCTTCCTGCTCCTCAATTTCATCGTTTATCATAGTGATGGTTTATCTAGTGCGCTGTTTTGCAAAGTTGCGCTTCTTGTTACTTGTAATTATATCAACGTTCTGTGCTGTACGCAACTACACTACTTCTTTTGAACTGCACACGTTGCAGAAGCGTCCACTGTCTTCACAGTTAGAGCACACTTTATTTTCTACTACCACTTCTACCACTTCTTCTACAATTATTTTTTTCTTTGCCATATTAAACATATTAAATATATTAGTAAGTATCATATCCTAGAGTAACGTTAGCTGTACCTCCTACTGTTACATAGATTCCACGGGTTACATCAAGTCCTCCAAAGTCTATGAATCGTTCTCCTGTGGTTGCTACTACGCTAAAGGTGATGGTGTCAATCAAGACACTTCCTGTTGCTCCTGCTCCTGAACCCATAACAAGTGCTGTGAAAGCATAGTTAGCCATAGTTTCAGTTGTAGCGATAGAGTTGCCTGCTGTACCTGTATTCTTTGCGTTGAATACCTGTGTTGTGTTCGTGTTGGTTGTAGCTACTACTGTTGGGTGTGCTGTTGTACCAGTTCCATAAGTAGTTCCCATTACACCTGAGAGGTTAATGGTTGATTTCACGTTATCCAAGAATACTGCCTCTGATGTTACCCAAAGGATTTGATTAGGTACTGCTGTTAGTCCTAGAGTTTCAGCAAGTACGATTACTCCTGTGTACGTTGTAGTGTCTAGTGTGAATGTTGCCGCATCTGTAGTTACCGCACCTGACATTGTTGCACCAGTCCAGCCTGTGTTAGCCATGGTCTCGGTGGTTGCAATAGCGTTTAATGCTGTAGTTTGTGCTGCTGTTCCGATAGTTCGTGTACGGATAATTTGTGTAGTATCTGTATTGGTTGTTGCGATTACATCTGGGTGAACCAAAGTACCTGTTGAGTATTGAGTTCCTGCTGTTCCTGATGCGTTGATAGCTAGTTTAAGGTTATCAAGCATTGTCGCTTCACTTGCACCTCTTAGGAACTGATACGCTACCGCTGGTGCTCCGTATGTTTCTGATAGAGCATCTACTTGAGTGTAGACTGTTGTTCCAATAGTTACGGTAGCCGCACCTGTAGTTACACCTGCGTCAGAAGCTCCTGTGCCTCCTCCAAGTGTTGTATCTGCCCATACTGTCCGTAGTGCTGTTCCTGTAGTTGCTACTGAATCGAGTGATGTTCCAGGAACTATTCCTCTTACTGTGAGAGTAGTTGCGTCAGATGCTACTGCTCGTACTTGTGTGTTTATTACTGTTCCAAAACCATACGTCACACCCAACATGCCAACACCTGCTGTTGCGTTGATAGCGTTCTTTGCGTTTAGAAGTGTTGCTGTGAGAGTTGTGCCAACTAAGATTTCATCTGCTGCACCTGTTAGTTCTGCCACGAATGTATATGTTCTTGTTCCGATAACCATTACGTTAGTTGCAACGATAGCGTCACCAGTCAAGACTGATACTGCGTGAGTCGCTGCTACGCTTGCACCTGTTGAGGTTAGTGTTGACGTACCGTAGTTTGCTGGTGCACAAGCACCTGCACTTGTAAGAGTTGTTGTTGCTACTACTCCTGTCTCTGTTCCGTCAAAGATTCTGACTGTTCCTGATGTGTGACTGTTGATAATGAGATTGTTTAGTTTCCCATGACCTGTTTGGACAATTCCACTTTCTGTTATATTTTTACTTAACATATTATTCTGCGATATTAACGTTTGTCTTTATAAGTTCTGGTTTTTCACTCTTGATGCTTTCTAGCTTGTCGAATCCGTTCTTGAGTATGTTCACTCCGGACCACATGCCTCTAATGTGCGCCCCTAGTTGTTCGTCTGGCACTGGATTGTCCATTGCTAACGATACTAGGTTAAACGCTCCATTGATTAGCGGGTTGTGTTCCTTGCCTTCTACAACTCCATGAGAGTAAAGGCTTGCTAAGAGCACACACCGTACTGCTTCGTACATCTCTCTGTCTGCACAGAAGGCTTCTATCTTTACTTTTTGTAAGTCTGTTAGTTCCATATTTATGCGGTTACTTGTTCTTGTTGTTCTGGTAATTCAGTGAACTGTGCAAAATTGATTGGTGACATTCCACTTTCCTCTAAGAGTTCGTTAAATGCTTTTCCAACTCCAGGTATCTGCTGGAATGCTTGGGGGTTTGCAATAATCTCTCTCAGTACGTTAGTGATTTTGTCGGCGTTCTCTGCCATTTTTCGTTGCTTGCCTTTGATGTTCACAAACACGTCAAGAGGTAAATCATCGAGTTCCCCCTCAATAGTTTCAAAGAAGCCTCGAGTACCTCGCTTCATAATCTCTCCTTTCTTGAGCTTTACGAGTTCGTCTATAATTTCTTGCGTCACTTCTTCTTCTGCAAGTACTAGTTTAAGTTTTTGTTCCTCTCCAAAACGCATAGACATAGTGTCTGCAATCTCCTGTAGCTCATCGAGTGTTAAATCCTCGGAGAACTTTTTACCACCGTTCATGTCCTTGACGATATAACCGAGTATCCAGTCACGGTAGAGCACATCAGCAAAGAATGTAGCAATCTTGCCTTGTCTGTATTCATGTATACCTTGTCCTTCTTGTACGATGAGGTTTTGAAGAGCAAACGGTGTGCCTGATGTTGGGTTTACACCAAGTGCACCCTCTGATGCAGAGCCGAGCATTCGAGCGTTGCTTCCCATTTCTGCTTGATAGTTTGAAAATGCAGGGAGGTTTTGTAGTGTTCCATCAAGTTTAGTTATAGGTCGGTCTGGTTCATGTTTAAGGACGGTGTTTGTTTTCAAGTCAGAGAGCTTCTGGTTTCCAAATTGGTCACTTGACGACTGGAACACGGTGAGGGCCGAGTCAAGAAGGTCTTTGATTTTGATACCTGCATAGTTATTCCATACTTGCGGTTCAAAAAGTGTCTCTACAATGGAACGTCCACACGCACGACCCTTAGAGCGTACTTGGTCAATTTTAAGAGCTTTAAAGTTATCTTTTAGTGGCTTGTCTTTACCTTCAAAGAGGGTGATGCCCGTCTTTGCTCCTGAGCTGTTAGTGTAGTAACAGACGATGTGCATCTGAGGGGTATAGCTGTATTCCTTAGCCTCTTTATCAATCCATACCTCTGGTAAGTCTCCACGAAGTTCAAACACTTCTATGTACTTTACATGGGTCTTTACCACTTGGTCTTCGGCAATAGTTATTTTCTTTTCTGCTGTGGCTTGCGTAATAGCCATGTCAATAGCTTCATCATCCCATTTTCCTCTAAAGGCATTAAGTTCTGCGGTAGTGTACTGGTGTTTTATACAAATAGGAGCTGCGAGTACATCTGATTGGTCACAAAATGCAAGGGTAGTTAAATCAACTACTTCTGGTCGTACATTATTTATGTTCTTAACAAGAACAAGGTCGTAGATAATTGAGGTTTCAACTACTTCGTCAATGAATGTGTCGAGTTCGTGTTTACGTGCCCACTGTGGGTGGTATTTCTTTACAAGAAACGACTTGTAGTAGTTCTGTGCATCGTTTACAAACGGTACAATGTCCTTTACATCAAAGCCTTCCGAACGGAACGCTACGTTGATAATAGGTGTGACAATATCGTTGTATGGTCGCATCCCGTCATTCTTACCCTGGTGATACCATGCGTTTGATACGTTCTTGCAACGCTGAATATGCTCGTACATATTCCAGTCTTTTGAGTTAGTTATAGGGATACGAGCGGTACGCCAGTTGTTTGATTCAGCAGTTATGTACGAGAATACATCTTGGTGTTCCATGTTTATTTAAGAAGTAGATTATTTATAAATATCTGTCGGAACAAGGCATCGTTAAAGAGTTTCCGTGATTGTATGAGATTAAGTTTTCGTTCTGATGTTGCTTTTCCTTTCTTAGCGGTGACGTATGTTTCTATATATACCATTTCAGGTTTTAATTCTTGTATGGCTTCGTCTAAATCATTTGTGGTGCGCGTAAAAATCTCACCGTTTATCTTCATCTCTAATTTGTATGCAGGAGTTTTTTTAGTAGCGGTTGCCATGTCAGATAATTGTATCACATTATATTGCAATGTTCATCACACTCTCTTCATCTCGAAGTGATAGCGGTGGTCGGAATGGAGCGCGAGCGTGAGGTAACTGCATCGAGAGGGAATCGATGCAGTCGTCTAGTTGTCCATTCGGGAAGACTCTCATCTCTTCTAGTAATTCTAAGTTATCACCTACTAAAAAGATAGAACGATTCTCCCAGCGGGGTATAAGTCCTCTAATGCGTGTCTCTTTGTTTATGCCTCGATGTTTAACAGGTGTTACAGAAAAGAATAAACTGCGCTTTCGCATTTCTTCTTCTAAGAATGGTTGAATAGCCATTGTAAACGTAGTCTCCTCTAGTCCTATGAATGTAGGGTTGTATTCTTTCTTTAGATAAAACAGGTGGTCAATCAAATCCTTGCTGTTGACCTTTAGTCTGTATGTCTTTATGTACCATTTGTTCTCTGTGGATATTCTGTTGATAGTAACTCCTGTGTAGTCAGCACTCTCTTTTTCACTCACCGCACTGTCAATGGTGATATAGCATGAGGTATCACGCTGTTTAAGTTGTTCTTCTCTCTCAAACGCAACAAATCCTTTTTTAAACTCTGCGAGCATTTCGTCAACAGGGTTGTTCATCATCTCGTATGAGAACGCAAGTGAGCCGAGTTGTCGTTGCTTGTCTTCAATAGATACCTTTCCTTCTTCTTTTGCTTGTATGTCGGTAAGCGCATACTTAGAAGGCCATGTGGGTACGTTGTCTATCATTACAGGAATGTTGCGAATACGTATACCTGTATCGTTTTTAGCTCTGTCCATAAGCCACTGTACGTTCCCGTATTCAGTAAGGTAGTTAGCGGTATAGAGAATTGATGCAGATGGAGCCATTCCTCCCATAGCAGAGGACATATTGTTTTTTATAGTCTGTGTGACCTTTGAACTGTCCTTTGTGTCCATTGTTTCAAAGTCATCTAGCCATCGGTAGTCGGGGCGATATTCAAAGTGTTTTCTTCCTCGAACGTCTATCTGTGTGGTGCTTGCTTCAACACGGATGTTATTTGAGGTAGTGAAGTTGTCTATCTTGTTTTGCTTCATCTCGTTTAACTTGCGTTCCTTTGAGTACAAGTTTCCAAAGTCTGCTATAAGACGTTGATTGTTTAAAAGCTGAAAGGCTACATCAAAGAGTGATCGTTCAGAGTTGTTACCACTGTATGCGTCTACGTTTATATACTTCTTACGGTCATAGCAAATAAGCCAAATAAGTGCTAACTGAGCAAAAGTAGTCTTGGCACTTTCTCTGAAACCTACCCATACAACCTCGCGTATCGTATTGTCTGCTAAGTCTTGTACGTCCTGTATAAAATCGTAATGGTACGGTGCTAGGGGATATTTAAAATAGTCTTGGAAGTAGTATATGCAAAACAAACCAAATGATTCACCACAAAGGTATACGCGTTCTTGCTTTGTACCGTTAATTACTCTATTGAGTGCTTCCGTGGTCATGTATTAAAAGTGATGAAAGATGTTTTTTGTCTTCTTCTGTAAGGGTTTGTACTTGTATAGCTTCACCGTTTGCTCCTGTATGTTCTGTCCGAGAAGAGTATCCTTCGTTCTTTCCTTGTGTGGTAGTAAGGTATTTTGCTAGGTCTGCTTGTATTCGAGCTATTCCTACATCGACTCTGTCATTAACATCTTTTAGTGGCAGTTCCATGAGTTCTTTCATCTTCTCTTCTCCTTTCATTACTGAATTTAACCGCCACAGCCTACCACAAAACCAGTCTGTAAGGGTTATCGTGTCTGCACTACCGTCTGTGTACCCTGCTTTTATAGCAGAGGTCTTTGCATTTCCAAAAGTTTCTCCGTGAGGATTGGTGTAGAAGTCCCAACAGAGTTTTTGTCTAGCGTCTAGTTGGTATTGATTGGCTCCGTTTGGGTTTGATTTTGCCATGTTCTTTAATATCTAAAATGTGTTGCACCCATATTTTTTAGTTATGCTGATATGAAATTATTATAACACATTTTAGCCCCCTTTTTGCACCTGTGGAAAACTTTTAGCTCACTGCAGTTTCTATTAAAGCCTCGCGAATAGCATGAACTTTTGGAGTCGTTTTAATTTCACCCCATTTATTATACTGAGACTTAGACATTTCTATACATATTTTCTTTAAAGCCACCTCAGCTTCTTCCTTTATTTCAACTAATATTTTCATATATATAGTATATACGATGGAAAGGTGGATAGTGAGGCTTGCTATCCACCCAAACGAGCCTTATTTAAAGCCATTGGTGGATAGGTGGATAGGTGGATAGCACTTCCAGTCCGTCCTATATATACACGTACTATATAATAGACTATTATTTACTATTAACTAGAGAATACTATCCATCTATCCACCTCTTGGTCTTTTAAGGCTCTAAATAAAGTTTTTCTGGGTGGATAGCAAGCCTTTACTATCCACCCACTATCCACCCACTATCCACCCTTTCATAATAAAAAAAACACTCCTGTGAGTGTTTTCTTGTGGCATAGTAAACTTTTTTCCTAAAAATCCTCCTGAACTTTCTCTGTTATCCACCCAGCATTATTAAATTCATAACATTCCTTCAATCTCAAGCCACACCACTCATTACCATTTTTTGCTTTCTTGGCGTAAATCCCGCTAAACTTACTTAAGTTATTTGTCTTAAGCAACACTCCAAATCTCTGGGGTGTAAGTGACTCACTATAGCGATCATTACAAAATTCTTTGTAAGTGTGTAGCAGCACCTTACTACTGATAGGTGTCGATTCTTCATCGAAATCAAAGTATTCATCCAAAAACTCAGCCACTGTATTACTACTAGTCTTGTACTGTTCGATCAGATCATCATGTCCAGATATAAGCGTAAAGCCTTTATTAGTTCGTAAGTCAGCCAGTCCTTTTAGCATCCGGTTAAGTATTCCAGAAGACTCAGACTTTAAAATAGATCTTATGTCCTGATTCGCAGTCATGCTGTCATAAAACGAGTACTCAAGATATATCAATATCATTCTTCGATAGATACCAATCTCAGCACTCCTTGGCAGGTTGTTGGCAGTTAGAACACATTTAATCTGATTGTCAACATCAACAATACCGTTGATGCCCTTCCGTTCAACATGAATATGCTGGCCGGTTATTAAGTTAGTCAAAGAGTTACCCATATTAGTACGAGTCACCTCAACTTCATCAAACCAACACAAACGCTTACCAACCAATGATGAGCCGCCAAACCTAAAAGACTCACCGGCTATTTCAGTCAGTCCCTTTTGAGTAGCTGAGTCACCTAGTACATCAGACCAACAATCCAACAGCGTGGACTTACCGCTACCGGGTTTACCAATCAACACCAACATCTTTTGCTTAGTAATATCAGGAGTAAGCAGCAATCCACTAAACTGGTCTATCACTCGCACCTGATCGTCTTGTAAACTAATTTGATTATCTAAAAACAAATCGTAATTAGGACACTTAGCTTTAGGTTTAAAATCAACTGAACTGGACCGCCTACTAAGTCTATCCGGTGTATGTGTTTCAAATTTTAAGGTAGATAATTCTACCCACCCATTTTGAGCATGGAACCACTCACTGTCAGCGTCAAAAGAATCGTACTCACTAGCCCGTTTCAAATATATTGCGCGGAACTTAGACAGGACCGTCTTCACTGTAGACTCAGTGGCTTTATCCTCTAGACCGTCTGCCAGTAACAGCGCTATGACCAATCCTCTAACAGTAGTAAAATTCAATTCATCGTAAATGCCAGTCTCTTCATTGTATAACCAATAGGTTTTATCTTCACCAATCTCATAGCGGAGATAGGGGTAAGTGTGGGCTATGTGTTTATGAAAAGCGAGAGCGTGCTGCATCTTCAGAGCCTTAAGAGTTTTCACCCAATCCTCATCTCCAGAACTATCTTTATTAAAATGTGCTAGGTATGCGGCACGCTCCGGAGTCGGATCCAATTCTTTCACTTCCCCTATTCCTAGCTTTGCGAGTTCCTTATTTAATTTATTAAGTTGTGACATACGAGAATTGTAGCACACACCAAACAGACTACTTGTGGATAACTTTTCGTTCACCGTGTGCTATACTCTTTTTGTATGAAACAATATTTATATCCAAAAAGAGACGAGATCATTAGAGCCTTGGGACAACAAGATTATTCCCTACAGGACATAGCCAGCATGTTTAAACTATCCAAGACCGCGATCCATAAGATTATTAAAGCAACCGAGATAGGCTGGAAAAGCCCTTGGAGTAAGACTAAGTAATATGTCATTCTTCGATGAAGACCCAAAACCACTATACACCCCACCGGAAAGCCGTAAATATAAGAAACAAACGGCTTTGACCGAGGATTATTCAGATAGCCCGTTTGCGGATAGAGTATGATAAATCTAATACACGGAGACTGCCTAGAGGAGATGAAGAAGATACCAGATGGAAGTATTGACATGGTTCTTACTGACCCACCGTATGGCACTACTCAGAATAAGTGGGACTCTGTTATTGACTTAGACTCAATGTGGGCTGAGTTAAATAGGATTGTAAAAGATGATGGTGCTGTCGTTATGACAGCCCAACAACCCTTTACCAGCCATTTAATAATGAGTAACCCTAAAAACTTTAAGTATTGCTGGACTTGGGTTAAAGAGGCTGGCACTGGCTTCTTAAATGCCAAAAAATACCCACTAAAAGACAATGAGGACGTAGTTGTTTTTTGTAGAAAGCCCCATGTATACAATCCTCAAATGAGAGAGGGTGAGCCGTACACAATTACACAAGGTAAAACAAAGTCGAAAAACTATGGCACTCAAACAGGAGCAACAACCGTAAGTGACGGAAAGCGATACCCACTGACAACAATTCACTTTGCCAGAGATAAAGGTAAAGTCCACCCCACCCAAAAACCAGTAGCCCTCATGGAGTACTTAATAAAGACTTACACCAACGAAACCGAGACAGTTTTAGACTTTACTATGGGTAGCGGTACTACAGGTGTAGCGTGCAAAAAACTAAACCGTAACTTCATCGGAATAGAACTAGACTCAACGTATTTCGAGATAGCTAAAGCAAGAAT